CTGACATGGAACAATGCAGACAGGAAAGACTACGCAGAAATGCGTAGCATCCTGCATGAAATGATTGACGCAATCAATGAGACAGAGGAGAGTGAATATGCCTAATCACACAGACAACAGAGTTATCCTGTCACACGATGACAGCCAACAGATTGACAACATCTACAACGTGATGAACACAGACAACACAGAACTGTGCAATCACCTGATACCGGAGCCGCGCGACGATGCCGGTGAGCCTATGAGTGGCTGGTACGACTGGCGTCTTGAACACTGGGGTACCAAGTGGGATGTGTACGAGACGCATTGCACTCGCATTGATGCCAACACCCTGCAACTAACCTTCTACACAGCATGGTCACCGCCTATCCCTGTGTTTGACAAGCTGGTCGAGATGGGCTTTGAGGTCAGCGCACGTTACCTTGATGAAGGCTGGATGTACATCGGTGAATACATCGACGGCAACGACTGGACAACAGATGATGTCGAGAGTGTAGTCACAGAGTATCCTGACCTTGACCTTGAGTTTGGTATCAGTGAACACATGGCTACATGGGCAGAGGAGAATGAAGATGCTGTTGCATGAGTTCTATGGACAGGGTGACTACCAAGACAGGAAGTCTATGGTATTCAAAGAGAAGGATGGCTATCTTATACTAATGCTTGAAGACAAGACCATCTGTGAGGAACGCACAATCACCGGACACAGTGAGGTGTACGCTGAGAATTGTGCAGAGAATTGGGTATTGGGAGTGATATGATATGAGTGAAAAAGAACTACAAACATTTACCGCAGTTTATGTGGCACATGGTCGCTACGATGAACTTGGACTAAACCCTAAGACATACGTAGAAAAAGTGCGGGGGTACACCTTGCAAGATGCCATAGAAAAACACATTGAAAGCATACGTAGACGGGGTAGACACAGTTTATATGCCGAACCTGTCCTATTCAATGGTGACATCACACTTAGAAAGGTATAGCACATGAACAGATTTCTGATTGACCACCACCCTGCTGCCATCGCCAAGTCGCTATGTGACAAGCACATTGTCAAGATGCCATTGGAAGAAGCGCAGATGCTGTCCTTTGCTGTCAAGCGTTATGTGCCTGACATTGAGGGCTTGCAGAATGGACCGAAGGCACACGCCAAGCATCCCTGTACCGAATGGGCAGGGGATACGCGCAGCAACTACATGTATAGCTGGATGATGCTGGATGAAATGTCTCGTGAATACACAAAGCGTTATGGCAAGATACACAAATGCTCTTTGCTCTTGCCACGGCTCAAGGAACTTGCTATACATATTCCAGAGGGTCACATCACTGAACATCCACAATGTTTTGGTAAGGACAACGACCATCTCAAAACAGATGAGTTGTGGCCCATCGAAGCATACCGAAACTACTACCGCTGGAAGTATGACACGACTGAGTGGTGTGGCAAATACAAACTGAGGGAGATACCAAGATGGCTAATAGAACGCTAAAGATTGAACTGACTGCGGATGAACTCAACACCCTTAAACTTAAGATAGAGCATTACTGGGTGATGTTTCATCCTCTAGGGTACGACACCCGACTTGACAAGCCAGCGTACTACGACAAAGATAGGAAGCTATGGGTTGCGAAGATAAGCAGACTTGAAAGCTGCGATTGAAAGGAGAATGACAATGGCAAAGCAAAAGACTGAATGGGAAGTACGTCGTGAGCAAGCAACTAAATCATGGAAGGCCATGACGCCACACCAGCAACAGTGTGTGCTGGATATGCTGGCAGCATGGGTGCCTATCCGCAGTCGTGTCAGCGAGTTATGTTCGCTGGACTATGATGATCTGCGAGAAGTGGATAGCGCATGGTATCAGTTGAAGAATGCACTCGTTGACAAGGATGTTGAGGTTAAGCAGTATGATTTCTAGGCTTGACTTTATCTTTATGAACTGATATAACATGACATCACTTAACGGACAGAGGAGAGAGACATGCCGTTTGATTACATGAACCAGTCCATCGTGGACGTACCACAACACCTTGATTTCCCTGTGAAATATGAGGATACCAAGGTAGAAAAACAGAAGTATGTCATCAATGGAAACACGGATGAATACATTGGCATCGTAGGTGATGGCTTCAAATGTGAGAATCACGGTGACTTCTTCCGCAAGGTAGCTGCCACCATGACTGAGCATCTCCAGCCTCATGAAACTGAGGGTGCTGTAGTGACATGGAAGGATGCCTACAACAATGGTATGGCCATCATGGATGTTCGTCTGCCTAACGTGTCTGCCAAGATCAGGACCACTAGGCATGAGACTGACGTGCAGCAGCGTGTCATTGCTCTGCATGGTGTAAATGGCACATGCTCAAACGTGGCTATCTTTGGGGCGATTGATTTCTTCTGCCTCAATGGTATGATTATCGGTGAGCATGACAAGGTGAAGCGTAAGAACACCAGCGGCTTTGATATAGATGCCTTCATCGGTAAGCTGGGTGCATCGAAGGATAACTTCTACGCTAGGACAGAACAGCTACAGCGGTGGGCAGAAAGTCCACTGGTCCATGTAGATGTCAAGGCTCTGCTTGAAAGCATCATGAAGAATGACAAGCAAGCTGAGAAGATGTTCGCCCTGTATCGTGAGGAAGCAGTTACCCGTGGCCAGAACCTGTGGTCACTCTACTCTGCCTTCACAAACTACGCAACCTATGCTGATGAGCGTAATGGTTTCAAGCTGCGTGAGACTGGCAACGATACTGAAGCCAAGACAATGCTTGGACGTGAGTTCGATGTGACCAAGTGGATCAACACCACACAGTTCCGGTCACTTGTACGGGCAGCATAACATGACAACGGTTCTGGAAATAGCGGATGAATATTATTTGTCCCATGATTTCAAGAACTTGCGTGATGAGACTAAGGCGCAGTATCAATACTTTCATGGTGTCATGTTCGACACAGAGGTAGACGATACTCGCCTTGGTTCTCTGGATCATGCAAGCATCACCACCAAGCAAGCCAAGCTGGCATACGATTTGTGGTGTGATCGTGGCATCTCATTTGCCAATCACGTTATGGCAGCGACACGTATCCTGTATAACTACGCAGTGAGGATGGAGCATTGCAATCTAAACCCCTTCTCTACGGTCCGTAGGAGGGCCACACAGCCCCGTAAGACTGTCTGGGGTAGGGATGATATACAGAAGCTGTTAGACGTAGCCTACGGCGATTTTAGCACCCGTAATATTGGACTGATTGCACACATGGCATACGCTTGGTGTCAACGTGTAGGTGATATGCGTCTGCTGACATGGGATGCGATAGATTTTGATGAAGCGCGTGTGCATATTGAGCAGTCAAAGCGTAGGGCGGAAGTGTTCCTGCCTATTGACGATGACTTGCTTGACATGTTACATCAACAGCATGAGGACTTTGGATTCCAGCAGTACGTTGCGCCACGTCCGCAGCCTTTTGGCGGTGAGTATATACCTTATAGCCAATACAAGCTGCCTCTACACGCACGTAAGCTGATGGATGAGGCAGGATTGTCAAGTGAACTGCGACTATCTGACCTGCGTCGTACTGGCACAACCGAAATGGTAGAGGCTGGTGTCGGTATGGCACAAATTATGTCGGTTACAGGACATGCTAACCCACAATCGGTCAAACCGTACATGAAAAATACGTATGAGAGTGCAAATACTGCATTGACAGCACGTAAGATACATGGTAAAAGCACTTAACTGCCGCACAGGAGAGAGTATATATGAATAATATATATAACATTGTAAGTGATATGAATGTACCAGTAGGAACTACAGTTCGTACCAAGTGTCCTAACTGTGGTCAACGTACATTCACAGTGACCAACAACATGGGATCACTGGTATGGAATTGTTTCCGTATGTCCTGCAATCTCAAGGGTGGTACACGTGTGCATATGTCTGCGGATGATATTCGTATGCAGCTATCCGATGCTGAGAGATTTGCAGATGACTATGCCTTCGATGTTCCTACGTACCTCGTGCCATACACATATGATGTGGCACAGTGGGCAAGTAAGCTATACGGCCTAGATGCAGATGAACTAGGCTTGATGTATGATGTTCGTGAACACCGTGCTGTCTTTCCCATCAAGCATGAGGGCAAGATCGTAGATGCTACAGGCCGTTCGCTTGGTAAGCGTCTACCTAAATGGCGCAGGTATGGAAAAAGTGGCTTGCCATATACTCATGGTTGTGGTAAAGTCGCCGTAGTTGTTGAGGACTGCGTGAGTGCCGCTGTGGTTGGTGGTGGTAACTTTGTCGGGGTTGCTGTGCTTGGGACATCTTTGTCAGATGCACACAAGAAGTATCTCACGCAGTTCTCAACAGCAGTCATTGCACTGGACCCCGACGCAGTACGCAAGACATTGCTTATGGCAAAAGAATTGAGGGGGCATGTCGAGAATGTCCGTGTCCTCTACTTGACAGATGATTTGAAATATCGTAATCCAACAGACATACAAAACCTAGCCGACATAGGAGATAGATAATGGAAGTATCAATGCTAAGAAGTCTGATGGACAAGGGGTTCTACGACGACCATCGTGGTGCCAAGTGTCCTGACAGACTGTTCAGCGCAGACAATCGTAAGATAAAGCAGACGATTGACAAGGCGATGGACCACTACAATCGCAGTGTCACACCGGATGAGGTACAGGCTCTGTTCCTGTCATCTCATCCGACGATGACCACTGCACAGAAGACAGGCTTCGACAGTCTGTTTGCTCAACTTAAACGCGAAGCCCCAATGGGCAGCGACATTGCACAAGAGGTGCTGTCCAAGCTGTTCCAGAAGGTAGTGGGCGAGGACATTGCCAACATTGGCTTTGATATGGTGAGTGGTACCGGCGGTACAATGGAGACATTGCGTAACCTGCTTGAGCGTTACGGCGACGACTTCACGCCTAACCTCAATATCGAGTGGGATGACATCACCATTGAAACACTGATGGCGAAGGCTGAACTGGAAGCACGGTGGTCGTTCAACATATCCAGTGTTGCTCGTAAGGTTGAAGGTGTCAGTGCTGGTCAGCTTATTGAGGTAGGCGCACGCCCCAACACTGGCAAGACATCGTTTCACGCCAGCCTGATTGCAGGTCCGAATGGCTTTGCACATCAGGGTGCCAAGTGTGTCATCCTCTGTAACGAGGAACCTACACACCGTGTTGGCGCACGATACCTGACCGCTGCTGCTGGCATGTCAGCCCGTGAGGTCAAGGAGAATATGGGCAAGGCCAAGTCTCTGTACGAGCCTGTCATGAACAACATCAGGATCAAGGAAGCGTCTGGCCGTGACATGAATTGGGTAGAGAGTGTAGCCAAGACCTACAAGCCTGATGTTCTCGTGCTTGACATGGGTGACAAGTTCAAGGCAGAGGGCGGTTTCGCCCGACAGGATGAGGCACTCAAGGCGTGTGCTATTCATGCACGTCAGATTGCCAAGGCGTATGACTGCGCTGTGTTCTACATGTCCCAGCTTTCTGCGGAAGCAGAGGGTAGGTCACAGTTGAACCAGAGCATGATGGAAGGATCACGTACAGGTAAAGCAGCAGAAGCTGACCTGATGATCCTGATTGGAAAGTCCGCAACCGTTGAGGGACAGGATGAAGATAGCCCGATGCGGCACATGAATATTGTAAAAAATAAGTTGAATGGCTGGCACGGTATGGTAAACTGTGAACTGGACTATTTGACAGCGAGGTATGAAGGATGAAGATAACACTAGACGTAGAGAATACAGTCACGCATCGTGACGGCAAGATGCACCTTGATCCATTTGAGGCGAACAACAGTCTGACAATGGTCGGCATACTGACTGACCAAGGAGCATGTCACACATTCCCATTCGACCATGAAGAGCATGAGAGTGGGCATGACTACAGTGAGCGTGTGCAGATGCTTCTTGACGAGGCCACTGTGCTTATCATGCACAACGCAGCGCACGACTTGCTGTGGCTGTGGGAGAGTGGCTTCAAGTATGATGGCCCTGTGTTCGACACGATGCTTGCAGAGTATGTGCTACAGCGTGGTGTCAAGGAACCCCTGTCTCTTGAGGCATGTGCAGAACGCTATGACCTTGATACCAAGAAGCAGGACACTCTCAAGGAGTATTTCAAGCGGGGCTACAGCACACGTACTATTCCACTTGACGAACTGACAGAGTATCTAATCGCTGATCTTGAGGCTACGCAGCAACTGGCAGACAGGCTGATGTATCGTCTTAATACACCAGCGGACAGCGGTCTCATGGGTACCGTTGACCTGACCAATCAGGTGGCTGTCTGCCTGTCACGCATCTATCAGCGTGGCTTCACTGTGGACAGCAAGGCATTGGACGAGGTGCGCGTTGAGTTTGAGCAGGAACGTGACCAGCTTACTGCTGACCTGCAAGCACACGTGCGTAAGCTAATGGGCGACACACCTATAAACCTGAACAGTCCAGAGCAATTGTCTTGGGTGATCTACAGCCGCAAGGTAAACGACAAGCAGTTCTGGGCAACACAGATTGACCCATACATGCACGACACAGACTTCCGTCATCTGGTCAATGCACATACCACTCGTCTCGCCAAGACACGGGCGGTGCAGTGTCGTGAGTGTAACGGCACAGGCTACGTCCGCAAGGTCAAGAAGGATGGTACACCATTCGCCAAGCCTAATCGCTGCAAGGTATGTGATGCACAAGGATACCTGTTCCAGCCTACCAATCAGACTGCTGGCCTCAAGTTCAAGCCACCGTCTGCTAAGTGGGCAAGTGCCAATGGGTTCAGCACCAGTAAGCAGAACCTTGAGGCACTAGAGAAGGCAGCACGTGTAAAGGGTATGACAGATGCTGTGGACTTCTTATCCAAAGTCAGACGACTGTCTGCTGTCGATACATACCTGTCATCCTTTGTTGACGGCATCCGTATGTATACTAAGCAGGACGGTAAGCTGCATGTCCGTCTGCTGCAACATCGCACTGCCACGGGCAGGTTCAGTGGTGCTGACCCTAACATGCAGAACATGCCACGTGGCGGCACATTCCCTGTCAAGAAGGTATTCGTATCACGCTTCGATGGCGGTAAGATTATGGAAGCTGACTTTGCACAGCTTGAGTTCCGTGCAGCAGCGTTCCTGTCACAAGATGGAGTTGCAATTGAGGAAGTTTCTACTGGATTTGATGTACACGCATACACCGCGAAGGTTATTACCGATGCTGGTCAACCTACGGATCGCCAGACTGCGAAGGCGCATACATTCGCGCCGCTGTATGGAGCAACGGGCTTTGGTAGAACACCAGCAGAAGCCCAATACTACACGCACTTCACGGACAAATACAAAGGGGTCGCAGCTTGGCATTCCCGACTGGCTAAAGAGGCTATAAACACAGGCTACATTACGACGCCATCTGGTAGGCAGTTCGCATTCCCCGATGTTGTACGCAAGGCTAGTGGTCGTGTATCTAACTTCACGCAGATCAAGAACTATCCTGTGCAGTCATTCGCCACTGCAGACATTGTGCCTCTGGCTTTGCTGCACATTGATAAACTGCTTGACAGTATGCAGTCCTGTGTGGTAAATACTGTTCACGATAGCATCGTAATTGATGTTCATCCAGATGAAGAGGAGAGAGTAATTGAGATAATACAAGAGACTAATAAGGCTTTGCCTGACTTGATCGCTATACGTTGGGGGTTAGTGTTCAATGTTCCACTAGAACTAGAGGCAAAAATTGGCCCCAACTGGCTTGACACCAAGGACGTGTCGTGATATAACTATGGTTTCTGACTCGAAAGAAGGAGTATAAAATACATGAACGAGATCACAACAATTGACACTAACAACTATGCAGCAATGGCTAAAGCGATGGGCATTGCTAACGAGGGTACGAGCAGCAGCAAGAAGGCTAGCACACTTGCTCGTCTTCGTATTCATCACACACCCATCATGGGTATGGCCGAAGTCAATGGCAAGAAGGTGAATGTTGAGGTTGTAGAGGGTGGTCAATACAAGCTGGAAATTCCAGATGGTCCCACCTATTACGCCTCGTCCGCACGTATCCGCCCATACATGCAGAGGTTTATGTATAAGCGGTTCATGATGGCATCTGGTAACACGCCTAATCGTTACGTCAAGACTGTCATGGCGGACACCCTGAACATTGATCTGAAAGACAATGACGGTGGGTTCAACTGCGGTAAACCTGCTGGCTACATCCAAGACTTCAAGTCTCTGCCAGAGAAGACACAGGACTTGATCAAGCAGATCAAACGTGTACGTGTAATCTTTGGCACAGTTGAACTGGTTGATCCTACTGACGATCAGGGTAATCCTGTTGAGGTAGATACTACGCCATTCATCTGGGAAGTGGATAATCGTGATGCTTTCAAGGGGTGGGGTGAAGTGTTCGCCACCTTTGCAAAGCAGAAGCGACTGCCTATCCAGCACGTAGTGGATGCTGCTACTGAGGAGCGTAAGTTACCTAATGGTAACAGCTTCTTCCTGCCGGTGACTACGGTCAACCTGACCAACATCGTGGACATTGAGCAGTCTGATCAGGAACTGTTCACTGACTTCATGGCGTGGGTGCAGAACTACAATGAGTATATCATCAATACGTATGCTGAAAAAGCTAATCAGCACGACGATGATGATGACATTGCAATCACCGATGGGATGATTGACATCGAAGAAGAGGTAGCATAATGAACCACCCTGCTGAACTGGCGTTGCATCAATACATGGAGAATGCTGCTAATGGTAAGTCCACTATGTCACAGGAGACTATCAAGCAAGTAGGTCTTGATGTTATGGGTGCGCTTGGACGCCAGTTCGGTGGGGGCAATAAGCGCGATGAGTTTGGTCTGCGTATGTCTAATGTAGGCAGACCAACTTGTCAGCTTTGGTTTGACAAGAACGAACCAGAGAAAGCACTGCCTCTACCAACAACATTCGTGATGAACATGATGCTTGGAGACATCGTTGAAGCTGTCTTCAAGGGGCTACTCAAAGAAGCGGGAGTGGAGTATGAAGATGATAAAAAAGTTACGCTTGACCTTGATGAGAATACATCCGTCTCTGGCACCTACGATATTGTTATTGATGGTGCTGTTGACGATGTTAAGTCAGCGTCTAATTGGTCTTACAATAACAAGTTTGAATCATTCGACACTCTCAGGGTAGGTGATCCATTTGGCTACGTGTCCCAGCTTGCTGGGTATGCGAAGGCATCTGGCAAACGTGCCGGTGGATGGTGGGTTGTGAACAAAGCCAATGGCGAGTTCAAGTACGTACCAGCTACAGGACTTGATGTTGAGAAGCAGATTGAACGCATCAAGGAAACAGCCAAGACGCTGGAGACTAATGAGTTCAAGCGTTGCTTCGACGCTGTGCCTGAGAAGTTCAGGGGCAAAGAGACAGGCAACATGGTTCTGGATCAGAACTGTGTGTTCTGCCGATATCGTTTCGCTTGCTGGCCCGGACTGGAAGAACGCCCGTCCGTCGTGTCACAGGCAAAGCAACCCAAGACTGTAGCGTATGTATCATTGGCGGATGAATATGCCTAACGCAAAACAATTTCGTGCAGCACGGAAATACGGATATAGGAGTGGACTAGAGCATAAGGTATCTCTCTATCTTGATGAACTGGCTATTGATTATCTCTACGAGAAAGTCAAGATTGAGTGGGAAGACTTAGCCTACCGCACCTATACTCCAGACTTCGTGCTGCACAACGGCATCATCATTGAGACGAAGGGCATGTTCACTGCTGCTGACAGACGCAAACATCTTGCGATCAAGAAACAGCATCCAGCACTTGACATTCGCTTTGTGTTCGAGAATAGTAGGAGAAAGCTACGCAAGGGTGCCAAGTCAACCTATGGTGAGTGGTGT